TGGATGCCTTCCGCGAACGCTCACCGAAGGGCGTCATATTAGGGCTCACGGCAACCCCAGAGCGCGGAGACAAGCAGGCGCTCACCGCGGTCTTCAACAACGTCGCTGACAAGATCAGCGTGGGCGAACTCATCGCTTCTGGGAATCTGGTTCCGCCCAAGGCGTACCGGATGGACATTGGGCTTAACGACCAACTCCAGAGCGTCAGCAAGACCGGTGCAGAGTTCGACATGGGGCAAGTCGAGGCCATCATGGACAAGCGGGCCGTCCACTCTGAAATCATCCGGCACTGGAAGGAGAAGGCGCAAGACCGCGCAACCGTCGTGTTTTGCTCGACCATCGAACACGCGCAGCACTTGGCGGAGGCTTTCCGCGAAGAGGGCGTTTCAGCCGAAGCGGTTCACTCGGAGATGTCGGACGATGACAATGCGACTATCCTTCGCCGCTTCGACCAAGGCCGCATCAAGGTGCTCTTGAACGTGATGAAGCTCACGGAGGGCTGGGACTGCCAGCGTGTTGGATGTGTCGTCTTGGTGCGGCCGTGCTCGCAGAAGAGCACCATGATCCAGATGATTGGACGCGGGCTTAGGCCGTGCATCGACGCCAAGCGATACCCCGGAGTCATCAAGTCGGACTGCATCGTTCTGGACTTTGGGGCCTCACTCATGACGCATGGCGACATCGACGCTGGAGACAGGCTCTTTGTTCGCAAAAGCGAGACCGGTGAGGCGCCAGCAAAGAAGTGCCCAGAGTGCGGCATTCAGGTACCGGCAGCAACGATGGCGTGTCCCGTGTGCGGTTACACCTTCCCCGTTAGGCACAACGACGTTGAGACCATCGAGTCGTTTGAGATGTCGGAGATGCAAATCATCACGCTCTCGCCATTCCGGTGGGAGTCGCTCTTTAACGACGCGGTGCGTATGGCGAATGGGCTCACCGCGTGGGCGGGCGTTATCAAGCTGGGGGAAGTCTTCAGCGCGATTGGAGCGCCCAATGGCGGGCCCGTCACCATCATCACGCGCACCAACTCCAAGGAGCTTGCTTTGGCTCAGGCGGACGATTATCTGCGATCCAATGGCGACCGAGCAAACTCGCGCAAGACCAAGAGTTGGATCAAGCTGCCGCCTACCGACGCGCAGCTCAAGCACATGGCGGACGTTCCCATGTTTGGGATGTCACGCTACCGTGCGAGTTGTCTGCTGACATGGCGTTTCAACGAGTCCCGAATAAAAAAAGCAATTCTTGGCTAAAGAACATGGAAAACCAACCGAAAGAGACAGTATGTACTCAAAACTTTGGCGCGAAATCATCCAACCCGTCCTCGACCAGCGCCGTCGAACACCCAGCGCATTACAACAAGCATCCGAGCGGAATCGAATGCATAGACATTGCAGAGGCATTTTCGTTCAACCTTGGAAACGTGATAAAGTACGTGTTCAGGGCTGGGTTCAAGGACAATGAAGTTCAAGACCTTGAAAAAGCGGCATGGTACCTGAGAAGAGAGATTTCACGCAGAGCAACAACAACAAAATGAAAAACAGACTAGAACAAGAAGCCACCGAGCTTCTGGCACTGACGGAAACACTGCTTCAGTCGCACCCAAACCGGCGTGCGTTCGAGGCGACATTCAAACGCATCGAGGCCGAAATCATGCGCCTCAGAAAGGAGAGCAAATGAGCGGTCTGCCAAGCTGGTACGATAGCTGGCTAACCAACGACGAGAGCGAGGCAGAGAAGCAGTGCAACTGCGGCAACGTCATGGAGTGGAGCGTGCGCTCTGAGATGTGGTTCTGCGTGGACTGCGACACACAAGTGCTAAGAGAAGAGGAGGTGCAGCCGTGAGTGAACAAATCGATTGGGAAAAGGTGAGAACCGACCTCCGCGAGCGTGCAGCGATTGCAGCGATGCAAGGATTTTGCGCCAACCAAGGGTTTGACGATGCGTCTTATAAACAAATTGCCGAGTGGAGTGTCGCTCATGCCGACGCGCTTATTGCCGAGCTTCAGAAGGAGGTGCAGCCGTGAGTGAGTACTACTACAAATGCGGCGAAGATGCGCTCAAAGGGCCGTTTAAGTCGATGCGAGCAGTCACGAAGGAAATCCTCAAGGAAGCGAAAGAGTGCTTCGATGAATCGTGCAACTGCCTGAAACGCTCGGAAAACCCAAACTGGTTTGATGTTGTTGAAATCTTTCAGCGTGTCGCAGTGGTCCGTCCTACAGTCGCAAGCAAGCTGAAGCTAGAGGAGGTGCAGTCGTGACCAACGACCAAATCAACGCCGCCATCGCTGAGGCGTGTGGGTGGACGCCTGATAACCGTGGATTAGGCTGGCTTAGTCCACATGGCTATTACGCGCCAGAGCCAGACTACTGCAACTGCCTCAACGCCATGCACGAAGCGGAGGAGGTGCTTGGGTCTGAAGCGTTGTTTGAAGCCTACTACCTCAAGCTGTACGATGTAACGCATTCCACTTTATGGCCTATCCGCGCCACCGCACGCGAACGTGCAGAGGCGTTTCTGCGGACGCTAGGGAAGTGGGAGGAGGGGGCGGAATGAGCGAGCAGGAAATCAACGAGGCCATCGCTGAAGCGTGTGGAAGGGAGAGGAACCCAGACGGTGGTTGGTACCCCGACAACGGATTACGAGTCGGCACGCAGGCCATTCCAGATTATTGCGGCGACCTCAACGCTATGCACGAGGCGGAGAAGGTGCTGGATGAGACGCAGGCCGAGGATTATGAGGAACTACTTGGGGAGTATGGGTTTCATTCAACCGCCCGCCAACGCGCAGAGGCGTTTCTGATGACGCTTGGCAAATGGGAGGAGGTGCAGGAATGAGCGAGAAACAATGCCCATGCTGTGGAGGCAACGGATGGGAAGGATCGGACTGTCAGCAACAACGCTGGATTCCGGTCAGCGAAGCTCATCCTCCAGCGAACAAGATGGTGCTTGTTTGCATTGGCAGGTGGTATCACTTGACGGTGTCTTGCATCGACCAGTTTGGGGTGTGGAGAGGCTACCTGCCAACCCATTGGATGCCGCTTCCGGAGCCGCCTGAGGAGGTGCAGGGATGATCAACCCCGACGAGATACGGGCGATTGTTGCCAAGTGGCAACGGCAAGGACTGGTAAGCGTGGAGCAGGTAAAGCAGGTGGAAACAAAGGAGCGGTTGTCAGTTGCTAACTGCAAGGAGTGCGGTGCTGTCTTTAAACCCAGGACAAGTAGGAACATCCGGTGCAGCGCAGCATGCATACGCAAGGCCAGGCTAGAGAGTAAACGTGCAACCGCAAAGCGATGGCACATCAAAAGAAGACTACAGAGACTACAGGACAGATAATATGATTGTAATGCCAGCAAATAGCACAGAAGAGGAACGGAACAAGCGACAACTGACGTTTGCATGAAACTACTCGCAACCGTATTCGCAATCATCGCAATCGTTGACACCATGAAACTATACCAACAGGAGGACAAAGCCTCCGTAACCGCGTATCTGCTGGTGCTGCTCTTGGCAGTCTTCGGCATCTTTTACGCAATGAAGAACGACGAGGAATGAGCATTTTCAAGCCAGAGACAAAGAAGCAGACCGGCAACGAGCCAGCTCAGGCAGCAGTCGCTGCTGTGTTGGACGCGGCCATTCTCAAGCGGCAGTCCGAGCAGCAAAAGCGGGATTACCTTGGGGCATCCCGTTGGGGGGAGGCGTGCGAGCGGCGCCTGCGGTATGAGTACGAGCACACACCGGAGGACGAAGGATCCGGCTTCTCACCGGAGGTTCTTCGCATCTTCGACATGGGCCATGACGGAGAAGCCCGCATGGCGGACTACATTCGCAAGGCAGGGTTCGACTTACTCACCGAGAAGAGCGACGGCAAACAGTTCGGTTTCCGAGCTGCGGACGGACGCCTCGGCGGACACATCGACGGCATTGTCGCCGGCGGCCCCATCATCACCGGTGTTGAGTACCCGCTTCTGTGGGAGAACAAGGCGCTCAACGATAGGTCGTGGAACGACACCAAGAACAAGGGCGTTAAAGCCTCAAAGCCGGTGTACTACGCCCAGATGCAGGTTTACTGCGCGTACCTCGATATCCCGTCTGGCGGGATGTTCACGGCGCTCAACCGCGACACCGGTGAGGTGCTCGTTGAGCTTGTCCCGTTCGACGCGCTTGCCGCGCAGGAGGCTTCC